CAATTAGCGGTAATATTAGTCAAAGATATATTTATCCAACTTGTATTAATAAAATTTACGATCAAACAAATTTAGCAACATTGACAATTAGTAATGTTATTGGTAATGATTCTATTGGATATTTTGCCCAATTTTCTGATATTAATGTCGGTAACAATAAAATCGTAAATACGGCCTTGTCAGGAACAAACTTAAATATAACTGCAAATGGATGCATTCTATGGTTTGATGCAAATGATCCAAATAATAATGGTATCAAACCTGCCAATAATTCAAATATTACAATATGGTACGATAAATCGGGACTAGGTAATAATGCAACTGCAAATACACCAATTGTTTATAACACCACTGGATTGAATGGATATTCTGCTTTAACATTTACTAATACTCAATGGTTAAATGGTTCAGTAATAAATAATAATCCAACAATGACAATATTTACTGTATGTATATTGAATCCGTTAAGTAAACCTTATGCTAGAATTATAGGTTTAGCAAATCCTGGAGTTTACGATTCTAATGGTAACAATTATGTTAGTTTCTTAAGGCAAAATAATGGTAATGGTTTTTCAGGCTTTCGTAATGGTGTAACTTCCAATAATAATCCGCCAAATAGCAATGTTCCTTATTTATTTGAAACTTGGTTTGATGGAATAAATAATTATTCAACTGTTCAACAAGGAGGTTCTACAACAATTGTTTCAGTTGGATCAACTGGAAATTTTGCCGTTGGTTCTTTTATGATCGCTAATAATACAGATACAACCGATGCATATGCTCCATTTTATGGTTTTATATCAGAAATTATTGTTTATAATACAAGTTTAACAACAACACAGCGACAATATATTGAAGGATATTTATCGTGGAAATGGGGGATTCAATCTAATTTACCTACGATACACCCATATTATTTATCGTCGCCAATAATTAGTTTAAAAAATTATCAAGTATTTAGTAACTTTTTACCTAGTCCATTTACTAGTAATAATAATTATATTTTATCACAAACAACTAATATAATTGCAATACCATTATCAATTCCTGGAATCCAATTATGGTTAGATTGTCAAGATTTAACCACTTTAGTATTAAGTAATAATTCGCTGTCTCAATGGAATGATAAATCTGGTTATGGAAGAAATGCTACTAAATATGGTACTAGTTCAACTAATGCGATATATAATCCAATTGGATTTAATAATTTACCAGCTATTCAAATTAATACTGGTCAAGAATTATCTGCACCAATGCCAAGTGGAACAATAGTAACTGGAATAAGTGTATTTGTTATTTTTCAAAAAAATGGAGCTGTTAATCAATATGAATCAATAGTATCACGAGGTTATAATTATTTTGCTGGACCAATTGATATATATAACTCAGTGCGTTCCCAAGGTAATGGAGCTACTTTTGGATCGAAAAATAGTTCTTTTAATATTCAAACAGCAACAAGTTTAAATTTATTTTCATTTACTGATTCTCCTAATTTATGGGATGAATATCTCAATGGTTTGTCGATATTTAATTCAAATATAACTTCACTATTTGCTGATCATGCAGGTACTAATGCAATTTATATTGGAACACGCTATGATAAGGCACTAAATTTTACTGGTGTTGTTAGTGAAGTTATCGTATATAATAGAGTATTGACAACTAATGAGCGACAATCAATCGAAGGTTATTTGGCATGGAAATGGTCAATTCGTAGTAGTTTACCATCTTCCCACCCTTATTATTCAGTTTCACCATCAACAAATAATTCAAATTTATCAGCAAATATATATCCAAAATTATTAACAACATATTTTACAGGAATACCAAAAATTTACGATGGAACAAGTAGTTTTAATTTAACTTATACAATATCTGGTATTATTACTGGTGATCTAGTTGATATTTCAAATATTTATTTTGCTAATGCAAATAGTATTTATGCAGGAAATGTTCAAATAACAATAAGTTCAATTATTTTAATTGGTTCGTCGTATTTTAATTATTATACTAATCCAATTAATATAATATATTATCAAGTTAATCAAAGATTATTAACATCGAGTTTTTTATCATTAGGTAAAGTTTACGATAATAATTCATTTGCACCTATATTAATGTATTCATTATCTGGTTTAATAAATATGGATTTATATCAAGTAACAATATCAAATGTCTATATTAGTAATTATAGAAATGTAAATGCAGGATATGGAATTCCAATTGATATTTCAAATATTCAATTATTTGGTCCATTAGCATCTAATTATTATATTTCATCAACTCAAACAATAAGCGGAATAATTAGTCAAAGATATATTTATTCAACAGGTGTAAATAAAATTTATGATCAAACAAATTTAGCAACTGTAACAATTAGTAATGTGATTGGTTATGATTCAATTGGATATTTTGCCCAATTTTCAAATATTAATGTTGAAAATAACAAATTAATTAATATAGCTTTATCAGGAACAAACACAACTGTTAATTATAATTCAAATATAAATTCAAATGGATGTATATTATGGTTTGATGCTTTAGATCCCAACAATAATGGTATTCAACCAGCTAATAATTCTAATATTACGACTTGGTATGATAAATCTGGACTAGGTAATAATGCAACTGCGAATACACCAATAGTATATAATAGAACTGGATTAAATGGATATTCTGCTTTAACATTTACAAATACACAATGGTTATTAGGTTCAGTTATTAATAATAACCCGACTATGACAATATTTTGTGTATGTTTAATGAATTCATCATCTGCAGGTTCCAGTCGTTTAATTGGATTAGGTAGGCCAAATCAAGATGATTTTAATAGTACTTCTTTTATGGGGTTTCTAAGACAAGGTGGGACTGGTTTTGCTGGCTATAGAAATAATGGATATACTAACAATAATCCTCCTAATTATTTAACACCTTATTTATTTGAAACTTGGTTTGATGGAACAAATAATTATTCAACTGTTCAACAAGGTAATAATACAGTAATTGTTTCCAATGGTTCAAATGGTAACTTTGCCATTACTTCTTTTGCAATTGGAAATAATACTAATACTGCTGATAGTAATGGTCCTATTTACGGTTTTATGTCTGAGCTTATTGTATATAACACTAGTCTAACAACAACACAACGACAATATATTGAAGGATATCTTTCATGGAAATGGGGTCTACAATCTAATTTACCTACAACACATCCATATTATTTATCATCACCGGTTCAATTATTAAGCACAAAGAATTATCAATTATTTAGCAACTTTACTCCAAGTTCATTAACAAGTAATAATAATTATAACTTAATAATTGGAACATCATCAATTAATTTTTTACCAGTTGCAGGTGCGTATGCCCGATATCAAGCAAAAGATTATAGTCCAACATCAAATACATGGTATGATTCAACTGGTAATGGTAATACAATTCCATCATCACAAATTACTGCAAATGGATTAACATTAGTAACGCAAATAGCTGGAACTTTTAATGCTACAAAATCATTTACTGTTCTTCAAGGAACAACTGCTACAAGAATTCAATTAACAACAGCTACTATTCCTATTTATACATTGTTTCACATTTGTAGATATATTGGTACCACAAATAGTCGAATTCTTTCAAGTAATACAAATAATTGGTTATCTGGATTTTGGAATAATAACACTAGTGTTGCTCATCATGATACATGGTTAACAACAGACAATAATAATAGGGGTGATGTGAATTGGATATTATCTACCGATTATATCTATAATTATAGAAGTAACGGTACTTCAAAAGTTATTTATGCGAATGTAGGTAATACATTTTTACCATCAATTGGTATTAATTTAAGTGAACCATCAGGATTTCAGGTAATTGATATAATTATTTTTAATTATCAATTAACACCTGCGCAAATAATATTAATGGAACAATATTTAGCAAATCTTTATGGTTTAACTACAGCAATTACAGTTTTAGGTAGTATAAATGTTAACTATCAACTATCAGCAAATATATATCCTAAATTATTAACAACATATTTTACACCATTACCAAAAATTTATGATGGGACAACTGGTATTAATTTAAGTTATACAATATCTGGTATTATTACTAGTGATTTAGTTGATATATCAAATATTTATTTTGCTAATTTCAGTAATATTTATGTTTCTAATAATGTTCTAGTTACAATCAGTTCAATTGTTTTAGTTGGTTCATCATATTTTAATTATTATACAAGTCCAACTAATATAACATATGCAAATATTAATCAAAAATTATTAACATCTAGCTTTTTATCATTAGGTCAAGTTTATAATAATAATTCATTTGCAACAGTTTTAATGTATTCATTATCAGGTTTTGTAAACATGGATTTATATCAAGTAACAATATCTAATGTTTATATTAGTAATTATAGAAATACTAATGCAGGATATGGAATACCAATTGATATTTCAAATATTCAATTATTTGGTCCATTAGCGTATAATTATTATATTTCATCTACACAAACTATTAGTGGAAATATAAGTAAAAGACCCATCTATGTAAGCGGAATAAATAAAATTTATGATCAAACAAATTTTGTTACAGTTACAATAAGTAATGTTGTAGGTTATGATTCAATTGGATATTTTGCTCAATTTACAAATATTAATGTCGGAAATAATAAATTAATTAATATATCTTTATCTGGGACTAACACAACTATTAATTCAAGTATTAATTCTAATGGATGTAT